TAAGCTATCGGCCCGTTACTGGTCGTGTAAGATGTGGTAAGAGTAATGGACAAGAACACGCAACTCTTAGTCTTAGGCACAGTTTTAACGCTGTCTTCTGCTGGCCTTATTTGGATCGTAAGCACTCTCGTGACTGTAGATAAGCGTACCGAGGTCATGGATGTAAAAATGGATCATTTAGTTCAAGCGATAGACCGTTTAGCAGAAAGGCAGGCTGTACTTGATAAGTCGTGGACAGATACCGTTTCAAATCTCAAAACCTCCAGAAGAGTTGACTAATGGCAAAAAAAACAAAAAAGGACGCGTGTTACCGAAAGGTAAAAGCTCGGTACAAGGTCTGGCCCAGCGCTTACGCATCGGGAGCCCTGTCCAAGTGCCGAAAGGTCGGGGCCGCAAACTGGGGAAACTCTACTAAGAAAAAGGCTGACGGTGGTTTAATCGCGTCGGTTGACAACCCCAAACGTACAGCCAAGAACAGATATCGCGGTGGTGGAATAATTGCTTCTGGTTGCGGGTGTGTAAAAGAAGATAGACGTAAAAGCACGGTGACGTACTGATGGCTAAGAAGAACTCTTTGCGGGAATGGTTTTCTCAAAACAACGGGAAGGGTTGGGTTGACTGTAAGACGGGGAAGCCCTGTGGTCGAAAAAAGGGTGAGAAACGTAAGAGCTATCCGGCGTGTAGGCCAACAATGGCTCAGTGCACGTCTGCCTCTAAAAAGAAAAAATCGTCAAAGCGTATAAGCTGGAAAAACAAAAAAGCTAACGGCGGGTTGGTGAGGGTGTTTTGATAAGAGAGTGGGCAGAGGAATTATCCGAACCTACAGAGCACAACAACGGTGTTCCTGCCTGCCCGTTTGCACTTCCCGCTGTTAAAAACGGCGAAGTTAAGACGCTTGTTTCAGATAACTTATGGCTAGACGTGTTGAATGAATCATCTAAGTTTCTTCAAACTGGTTATAAAGTTACGATGGTCTTTGATTTTAACTACGGAAAAGAGTATAATCAGTTAGAAGACGAATGCATGGCGATGAATAACTTCTACGCGGCGGCGGGGATAGACCTTTGGTTACTGTCGTACTTGAAAGAAAAAGCCATTGTGTTCATACAGCGTTGGACTGAGTTGGAAAACGCTGCTGTAAAGTTGGAAAAATTAGGGTACTATACGAACTATAGTACAGAAGATTACCAGCGCCACATCATGACGCGCAGAAATAGGAGTTCTTAAAATGCCAGGTAAACTTAATATGGTAAAAAACAAACAGGGTAAGATGGTCCCTGATTACGCCGCTGATGGAGTCGGTAAGATGATGCGTGGCGGGCAAGCTAAGATGATGCGTGGCGGGCAAGCTAAGATGATGCGCGGCGGGCAAGCTAAACTCGGATACATGGACGGCGGTTGTGTAATGCCTGGTCGTGGTGTTCGTAACACAAACATGAGTTGATGCTATGACAACTTCAGGTTCAAGAGACTTTAACCTCGATGTAGCGGAGGTTATTGAAGAGGCATATGAGCGGTGCGGATTAGAAGTTCGCACTGGTTATGATGCCAAGACTGCACGGCGCTCTCTGAATCTGATGTTTGCGGAGTGGGCTAACCGTGGGTTAAACCTGTGGACAGTAAAGCAGAACACCATAACCCTTACGCAGGGGCAAGCGCAGGAAACTTTAACTGATGATGTAGTTGATTTGCTTGACGTAGTTCTTCGCCGTGACGGTACAGATTACGAGGTTGAGCGGATTAGTCGTGGAGATTATTCCACACTCCCCAACAAAACAACGCAAGGCCGGACAAGTCAGTATTGGCTTAATCGTCAAGTTGATCCGGTTATTAATTTATGGGCTGTGCCAGAAAACTCTACAGATCAGTTGGTGTATTACTACGTTCGCAGGATCGAAGATGCTGACACTCTGGTAAATACGACTGACATGCCTTTTAGGTTCTTCCCCTGTATGGTAGCGGGTTTAGCCTATTACATAGCTATGAAGCGGTCTCCAGAACGCATTCAGCTTTTGAAGACAGTTTACGAAGAAGAGTTTCAACGTGCGGCTGACGAGGATCAGGGCAGGACTCCTCTTAAACTACAGCCTAGTTTAAGTTATTTGAGGGTGTAATGGCTTACGCTAACGGAAAAAAGGCTTGGGGTATTTCAGATCGGTCAGGTCGCCGTTACCGCTTGCATCAAATGAAGGTTGAGTGGACGGGCGCAAAGGTTGGTCCAGATGAGTTTGACCCAAAACATCCTCAGTTATATCCCCCTAAAGTAGGCCCAGACCCTCAAGCTTTACGAAACCCACGTCCAGAACCAAACCTTTCTGAGCAGCGGGAAATTCAATGGGGCTGGGGGCCTGTGGGGTTCAACGCACAACCTGGGCTTTCTCCTCCGAATAATTTAGTCGCAGTGGGATCTGTAGGAACAGTGGTGGTAATTACAACATGAGCTTTACATATGATCAACTGAAGCAGGCTATTCAGGATTATACTGAGAACACAGAAACTACTTTTGTGAACAATCTCCCTTTGTTTATTCGTGCTTCAGAAGAACGGATACTAAAAAATGTTCAATTGGATCTTTTTCGTAGGAATCAAACAGCTACACTAACTGCGGCTAACCCGTATTTGAATTGCCCTAGCGACTTCCTTGCACCCTTTTCTTTAAGCTATACCCTCAACGGAGCTAGAGAGTTTATTGAGTTTAAGGACGTATCTTTTGTTCAAACCTACACCCCCAATACTGCTACTCAGGGTGTTCCAAAGTATTACGCTCAGTTCGATGTGGAAAACTTTTTAGTGGGCCCTACCCCCAATGTTAACTATGCCGTGGAGTTGCACTATTTATATAGACCGACCAGCATTACGGCTGGGGCTGGTGGTGCTACTACTTGGTTAAGCACCAATGGCGACTTGGCTCTTCTTTATGGAGCTTTAGTTGAGGCGTATATTTTTATGAAAGGCGAACCTGATGTGATGCAACAATATACTCAGCGGTTTAATGAGTCTATGATTGCGTTGAAGATGTTGGGAGAAGCAAAAGAAACCACCCAGGAGTACAGGGTCGGTAAAGTTATAAGGCCGAAACAATAATGTTTAAATTAGATGTGAGTGTACCAGAGGATCCTTTCTTGGTGGTGAAAACCACGGAGAATAGAGGGTTTACTCCTGACGAAGTTGCTGAACGCTGTGTTGAAAAGCTTATTAGTGTGTCAGATGGGGCACACCCCGCGATACGGGATCAGGCTAAAGCGTTCCAAAAACACATGGAGAAAGTCGTTGCATTCTATATGAGAGAAGCTATTCGCAGTGACAGAACAACTGTGTATAACGCCCTGACAGATGCGGGGCACCCTGAACTAGCTGACGCGATAAGGAGACTTTAAAATGGCGATTACGCAAGCAATGTGTACGTCCTTCAAGACGGAGTTACTTGAAGGCAAACACGATTTTACTAACGGGGCTGACACTATGAAGTTAGCTTTGTTTACAAGCAGCGCGACTTTGAGTGCTGCAACCACAGATTACTCGACAACTAACGAGGTGTCTGGCACTGGATACACTGCGGGTGGGGGCACGTTAGTTAACGTGACGCCTACATCCTCGGGTACAACAGCGTTCACTGATTTTAACGACTTAACGTTTTCGTCGTCTACGATCACGGCGAACGGCGCCATGATATACAATACTCAAACGGGTGGCGGCAGTGGCACCACAGATGCCGTTGTTATTTTGGCATTTGGTTCTGATAAGACTTCAACCAACGGCGACTTTACAATTCAGTTTCCAACCGCTGATGCGAGTAACGCTATCATCCGCATTGCATAAGGTGTAAATCCTTATGGCGGCGATCACTGGTTGGGGCAGAGGAACATGGTCTCAAGGGCCGTGGGACGGAGCTATCCCTGTCGTTGTTACAGGGGAGACCGCTACGGGGGGCGTGGGGTCAGTCGTTGTATCTGCGGAAGCCACTGTTCCTGTAACGGGTCTTTCTGCTACGGGGGGCGTTGGGTCAGTCGTTGTCGCGGCAAATGCAAACGTGGGGGTAACGGGTCTTTCTGCTACTGGCGCGGTTGATTCTGTCACGGTTACCGCAGGAGCAGTTGTTGCGCCTACGGGTCTTTCTGCTACTGGCGGCGTTGGCTCTGTCACGGTTGCGGCGGGAGCGGTGGTTTTACCTACGGGTGTTCAAGGAACTGGCGGCGTTGGTTCTGTTACGGTTGCGGCTAATGCGGATGTAGATGTAACGGGGGTAGCCGGCACAGGTTCTGTGGGATCAGTTGTCGTTGCCGCTGCCGCGGATGTTCCTGTAACTGGACTAGAAGCTACTGGTGGTGTTGGTTCTGTTACGGTTGTTGGCGATGCCCTTATTCTACCTACAGGGGTTGCTGCTACGGCGCAGGTCGGCACGGTTGTCGTAACCTCGGACGCGGTGGTTTTACCCACGGGCGTTGCCGCTACTGGAGTGCTTGGCGAGGTCGAAATTGGCATTCGAGTCATTGTTCCAGTAACAGGGTTGGAAAGTACAGGAAATGTTGGTAGTGTAACGGTAATTGCCGAAGCGAATATCTCTGTGACGGGGGTATCTGCTACCACCGAGCTAGGAGATGTTTTTGTTTGGAGCCAGGTCGATCCAAATCAAAGCCCCAACTGGAATGGTATCGCACCGTCACAAAATCCGGGGTGGACGGAAGAAAGCCCGAGTCAAACGCCTGGTTGGTCTGACATAGCGGCATAGGAGAGAGAAATGCCTAGTACATATACAAACGCAAACGGCATAGAGCTCAT